GCGAGATGGAGTTGCACCACCAGGGAGCGCGGAATGCCGGGCGGCCGATGCTGCTGGAGGGGGGGCTCGACTGGAAGCCGATGGGGTTTTCGCCGTCCGACATGGAGTTCCAGAAGACCAAGGAGGCGGCGGCGCGGGAAATCGCGCTGGCCTTCGGGGTGCCGCCGATGCTGCTGGGCGTTCCGGGCGATGCGACCTATGCCAATTACCAGGAGGCGCATCGGGCCTTTTACCGGCTGACGGTGCTGCCCCTGGCGACGCGGGTCGCGGCCTCGGTGGGCTACTGGCTTTCGGGCTTTGCGGGCGCGTCGGTGGAACTGCGACCCGATCAGGACCAGGTGCCGGCGCTGGCGGCCGAACGCGACCAGCAGTGGAAGCGGGTGGGTGAGGCAAGTTTCCTGACTGACCCGGAAAAGCGCCGCCTGCTGGGCCTGCCGCCGCTGGAGCCTGCCTGATGGCGGCTGCGGGCGGGGGCTCGCGCTATCTGAAGGAGCCCTTCGACTGTGCCCATGAGCACAGGTTCGAGGCGACGGAGCGGATCATGGAATTGCAGTTCGAGAATGTCGACCGGCGGCTGGAGAAGATCGAGGCGATGATCCTCGGCGTCGAGAAACGGTTGTGGATGGCGGTGTTCGGCGTGGTGGGCGTGATCCTGAGCCAGGCGGTCCAGTCGATCCTGACCTTCGGCACGAAATGAGGAGAGACGGGATGCAGGACGGTCTGGAGACGAAATTCGCGCGTCTGGGCGAGGATCTGGCGGTCAGCGAGGGCAGCGTGATCGAGGGCTATGCCTCGATCTTCGGGCTGACCGACCAGGGGGGCGATGTGGTGGAGGCGGGGGCCTATGCGGCCTCGCTTGCGGCGCTTGCGGCCTCGGGGCGGCGGGTGAAGATGCTGTGGCAGCACGACCCGGCGCAGCCCATCGGCGTCTGGGACGAGGTGCGCGAGGACGGAAAGGGTCTTTACGTCAGGGGCCGCATCCTGAGCGAGGTGGCCCAGGGCCGCGACGCGGCGGCGCTTCTGGCGGCGGGGGCGATCGACGGGTTGTCGATCGGCTATCGCACGGTGAAGTCCGAACGCGACGGCAAGGGGCGCCGGCGGCTGGTGGAGCTGGATCTTTGGGAAGTGTCGCTGGTGACTTTCCCGATGCTGCCCGACGCCCGGATAGGCGCCAAGGCCGAGGCGCATGAGGCCACCGGTCTGATGCGCGAAATCGTCGCCGCCTTTGACGCGGCAAGCGCGGCGCTGACCCGCGGCTGAGCGATCCGGCAGGCGCCGGGGTTACAGGTGAAAGGACAAGGGAATGGTGAAAACCGAGGCGAAGGCCTTGGCCGGGGAAGGTGCGTCTGCCTTTCCGGCAAGCGAGGTGAAGACCGCGCTGAACGGGTTCCTGACGGCGTTCAGGGGCTTTCAGGACGAAACGACGTTGAAGCTCAAACAACAGGAAGAGCGACTGACCATGCTTGATCGCAAGATGAACCATGCCGGGCGTCCGGCGCTGGCAGCGACGGCCGATCTGGACGTGCCGCACAAGAAAGCCTTCGCCGCCTATCTGCGGTCGGGCGATGATGACGGCCTGCGCGGCCTTGCGCTGGAAGGCAAGGGCCTGAATACCCAGGTCAATGCCGAGGGCGGCTTCCTGGTGGACCCGCAGACCTCGGAGCGGATCCGCGGTGTGCTGCGGTCCACCGCCTCGATCCGCGCCATCGCCAATGTGGTCAGCGTCGAGGCCACGTCCTTCGACGTGCTGGTGGATCACACCGAGATGGGTTCGGGCTGGGCCACGGAAACCGGCACCCTCGCCGAAACCGGATCGCCGCAGATCGACCGCATCGCCATTCCGCTGCACGAGCTGGCCGCGATGCCGAAGGCAAGCCAGCGCCTGCTGGACGACAGCGCCTTCGATATCGAGGGCTGGCTGGCGGAGCGCATTGCAGATCGTTTCTCGCGCGCCGAGGGTCAGGCGTTTGTCTCGGGTGACGGCGTGGACAAGCCGAAGGGCTTCCTGTCGCATACAAAGGTAGCCAATGCGACCTGGGCCTGGGGCAGCCTTGGCTATGTCGTGACCGGCAATGCGGGCGATTTCGCCACCACCAACGCCAGCGATGCGATCGTCGATCTGGTCTATGCGCTGAACGCGGAATATCGCGCCAATGCGACCTTCGTCATGAATTCGAAGACCGCGGGTGCGGTGCGCAAGATGAAGGATGCGGATGGCCGCTTCCTGTGGGCCGACGGCCTGCAGGCCGGGGAGCCCGCGCGCCTGATGGGCTATCCGGTGCTGATTTCCGAGGACATGCCCGACATCGCCGCCAATGCTCATGCGCTTGCCTTTGGTGATTTCAAGAACGGCTACACGGTTGCCGAACGCCCGGACATGCGGGTGCTGCGCGATCCGTTCTCGGCCAAGCCGCATGTGCTGTTCTATGCCAGCAAGCGCGTTGGCGGCGATGTGAGCGATTTCGCCGCGATCAAGCTGCTGAAATTCGCCGTGTCGTGACACTGCTCCAGGGGCCGGCATGCCGGCCCCTGGCCGGGCGCGGGTCGAGGCGCTGCGCGCGTCCCGTTTTTCCGCAGCTGTCCCCTCCATCCGAGCGAGCGGGGAACGCGCGTGTCCGGCCCGCGCCCGATCCTGGCCCGGCGCGCGCGCGGGCGCCAGCACGCGGCGCTGAACCGAGCGCCATCCATCTGGAGATTGAGATGAACCTGAGCGAATTGACGCCCGTTCCGCAGTCCGCCTTGCCGGTCGCCGAGTTGAAGGAACATTTGCGACTGGGCACCGGTTTTGCCGACGAGGCGGTGCAGGACGGGCTGTTGGCGGGGTATCTGCGCGCGGCCCTTGCCGCGATCGAGGGCCGGACGGCCAAGGCGCTGATCGCGCGCGACTTCCTGCTGGAACTGTCGAACTGGCGCGATGAGTCCCGCCAGCCCCTGCCGGTGGCGCCGGTGGCGTCGGTCGTGTCGGTGACGATGCGGGGACGCGACGGCACCGGCATCGTGCTGGATCCTGACCGCTATCGGCTGGTGCGCGACACACACCGGCCGGTTCTGGAAGGGGCGGGATCCTTCCTGCCGGCGGTCCCGCTGGGCGGGCGGGTTGAAGTGGCATTCCTGGGCGGATTTGGCCCATGGTCGCTGCTGCCCGCCGATCTGGCGCAGGCGGTGCTTCTGCTGGCGGCGCAGTTTCACGAATACCGCCATGAACCTGCGCCCCGTGGCCTGCCGCAGAGCGTTGCCCGGATGATCGAACCCTGGCGTCTGGTCCGGGTTCTGGGCGGGGGGGCAGCATGAGGCGGCTGAACCGGAAACTGGTGCTGGAAGGGCCGGTGCGGACCCCGGACGGTGGCGGCGGCGCGCGACAGACCTGGGTTGCGCGCGGGGTCCATTGGGCGGCGGTGGAGGCGGCCACGGGGGCCGAGCGGGCTGGTGAGGCTCTGACGCTTTCGGGGGTGCCGGTCCGGGTTTTTGTGCGCGGCGCGCCGGTTGGCAGCCCGGCGCGGCCGCGCCCCGATGATCGGTTCAGGGAAGGACAGCGGTTGTTCCGGATCCTTTCCGTGACCGAGGCCGATGCGGATGGGCGTTACCTGGTCTGTCAGGCGCGCGAGGAGGTGGTGGCATGAGCTATGCGATGGGGGCCTCGCTTCAGAAGGCGGTCCATGCCCGGCTGGTGGCGGATATGGCACTGGCGGCGCTGGTGGGACCAGAGATCCACGATTCCGTTCCACCGGGTGCGGCGGCGGGCACCTATGTGAGCCTTGGCCCCGAGGATGCCAGGGATGCCTCGGACAAGACAACGGACGGGGCATGGCATGACTTCGTGGTGAGCGTCGTTTCGGACGAGCCCGGGTTTCTGACCGTCAAGCAGGTGGCCGAAGCGGTGTCGGATGCGCTGGTCGGCGCGGAGCTGATGCTGGAGCGCGGCCATCTGGTGGGTCTTTGGTTCCAGAGGGCGCGCGCAAGGCGGGTGCAGGCCGGCGCAATGCGGCGCATCGATCTATATTTCCGGGCGCGCGTCTGCGATTAAAATTGCACAAGTCGAACATATTGACCGTGGGTTGTCGCAAATTTTTGGCGTTTACCTGCAATAAACGGAGAAAACCATGACTGCGCAGAACGGCAAGGATCTTTTGCTGAAGCTTGACCTGACGGGAGCAGGCAGCTTCGTGACAGTGGCGGGGCTGCGTTCGACGCGGATCAGCTTCAATGCCGAAACCGTCGACGTGACCAGCCTGGAAAGCCAGGGCGGCTGGCGCGAACTTCTGGGCGGCGCGGGCGTGCGTTCGGCGGCCGTGTCGGGAGCGGGCGTCTTTGTCGACGCCGGCACCGATGAGCGGGCAAGACAGATGTTCTTTGATGGAACGGTTGGGCAGTTCCAGGTGATCGTTCCCGATTTCGGCATCATCGAAGGGCCGTTCCAGATTTCGGCGATCGAATATTCGGGCGCCTATAACGGCGAGGCGACCTATGACCTGACACTTGCCTCGGCCGGGGCGCTGAACTTCACGGCGATCTGACGATGAATCCTTTCGCCGGAGAAGTGGCCGTCTGGCTGGACGGAAAACGCCATGTCGCGCGGCTGACGCTGGGCGCATTGGCCGAACTGGAGGCCGCGCTGGCGGAGGGCGGGCTGCTGGAACTGGTCCAGCGGTTCGAATCCGGCCGATTTTCGACCCGCGACGTGATGATGCTCGTGGTGGCGGGCCTGCGCGGCGGCGGTTGGCAGGGGCGAGCCGAAGACCTGATGACGGCCGAGGTGGGCGGTGGGCCGGTCGAGGCCGCGCGGGTTGCCGCGCAGCTTCTGGCGCGTGCCTTCACCGTTCCGGGCTGATGAGCCATGGCGGGGCTGGATTGGCCGGGGCTGATGCGGGTCGGGCTTGCGCGGCGGTCGCTGGGCGGGCTGGGGCTGTCGCCCGAGGTGTTCTGGCGCCTGACGCCCGCCGAACTGACGCTGATGCTGGGCGAGCCGCAGGCGGAGCGGCCGATGGACCGTGCGGGCCTGGAGCGGATGCTGCGGGCCTTCCCCGATCGCAAGGAAGGTGAGTGACGATGCAGGTTGATGGTCTTGATACGCTGGCCGATCAGGCGGCGGCACTGGAGCTGGCTCTGGGCGCCACGGCCTCGGTGGCGGCGACGTTCGACGCGGAACTGGCGCAGATGCGCGACAGCATGATTTTCACCGGCAAGGAGGTGAACACCTTGTCGAACGGTATCGGCCGGGGCCTGCGGGGGGCATTCGACGGGCTGGTGTTCGATGGCATGAAACTGTCGGATGCCTTGAAGTCGGTCGCGCGCACCATGGTGGACACGGTCTATGCCGTGGCGATGAAGCCGGTGCAACAGGCGGTGGGCGGCGTGATCGCGCAAGGCATGAACGGGCTTTTGTCGGATCTGTTCGCCTTTGAGAAGGGCGGGAGCTTTTCGCAGGGTCGGGTGATGCCCTTTGCCAAGGGTGGGATCGTGACGGGCCCCATGACATTCCCGATGCGGGGCGCGACCGGGCTGATGGGGGAGGCGGGCCCCGAAGCGATCATGCCGCTTGCACGGGGTGCGGATGGCCGGCTGGGGGTCCAGACGGCGGGCGGCGGGCGGCCGGTCACGATCGTGATGAATGTCACGACGCCCGATGTGCAGGGCTTTGCCCGCAGCCAGAGCCAGATTGCCGCACAGATGTCGCGGGCCCTC